AAAGTTTTAAAAAGAGACGTTTGGTTCTTTGCGAAAAGAATAAAAGAAAAAAAAAGAAATAAATGAGATTTTAGATAAATTACTACAGCAATATAAATACCCGTGTAGCGAGGCTACCATTTAGGAGGCGTAGCTCCATATCGTGGTACCCGCAGCGGACGAGTGGATGAGCAGAGGTATTAATATTACCCTCTGCTCACCACGGGTGGCTGGGCCACGTCACCGTTGGAGAAAAATATGAATTAATTACGATTATATGTGGGATAAGAGTTGTTTATTCAATGATAGGCGCAACTGTTGCTTCGGTTGTGCTCAAGTTGGAATCCATAGAGGGGGGCTCTGCTGTTAAGAGTTCGATGTTGATCGGAGCCAGAAGATGAACTTGCAGGAAGCGACGTTCGATGGTTGCGAAGATCTGTTCCGAGCACTTGCTGTAGATCTCCCGGAGTTGGAAATTCGAAAAGACGATCACTGGTTGGTTCTTGCGTTTGACGGTTTGATGACCTTTCTGCCGCAATGGCGCAGTGGAGCCATCGCAGAATTGGTTCATCCATCCAATCGTCTTGCATCCACTTGGAGTGTACTCGTCGAAAACGACCAGATCGAATAAGGAGTCCTTGTACTCGTCGTAGAATTCCTCGTTCGGTACTGAATAGGTCCGCAATATCGCTTCGAGGCCGCACTTCAGTGTTGTCTTCCCAAAGCATGTTGGCCCAGCGATCCATAGCTGCTTCTGTGAAAAGCTTCGCGCCTGAAGAAGGTTCTGATTCAGCCAATCGCAGATCTGGATGTCCGACTGGCTCGCGGGGGATTTGGGCTGAGCTTTTGCGAATATCGATTTCGGTCTCGCTTTCACTAGCATTGTCTGAGCAAAGAAGGATTCAAGTTTTGATTTGTTCAGCATACAAAACGTAATGTGCTCTGGATGTTCTTGGGCTATTTCAGTAATGTCTTTACCTTTGGCCATTTCTTCAATAATCAACTCGGTAGCGTTTCGCTTTCGGCCAGCAGCTGTAAACATGGCTCTCGCGTTATCCAAGAGGACGTTGAAGCATTGAAAATCACCACCTTTGATGACGTAGTCCAACACACTTGTTGGGTTCTTGGCCACTTGATAGTTCCCATGGCTAACCACACCCCCGGTTGTAACAAGGTCCAAGCAATTTGGTGTTCGGAGATCACATGGCTTGGAGAGACGGACAAAAGCGTGCAGATGGGGGGAGCCGTCTTCATGAAGTTCAGACCCCCAGATGGACCATTCATAGTGTTTAAGCTTTCCTTTAACAACAGCTTCAGCATCTTTTGGAAGAACTCGACATTGAGGGTAGGTAAGAAAGAGATTAACTCCGTTGAGACGAAAAGAGACATTAGAAGAAGAAGAGGTTGATGACATTTGGTGGAGAAAGAAGAGAGAAAAGGAAAAAGAAAAAAAAATATTTTCTATATATTTTATTTTATGATGACGAAATTTCAAATTATTTTCGGCGAAAAAAAAGGCCGTTCGGAGTGCCGATTCTATTTATAAGGCGCCCTATTTATACGTCGCCCTATTTTTAAACTCTTATATACAGCTTGCCATAGTTGTTAGATAGGCTAGGGTCATTTAGCGTTATATATACCCCCAGCCCCGCGGGTAGCGGTTAGAATACACAAGACTAATAGGTTTATTACACATCAATGTATCTAGTTCGAAACACAAAACGAGAAACAGCTGCTGTTGTCCCAGCTGCGTTCATGCCAACGGTAATCAAGTAGAGAGCACCCTGCTCGATGTCTCCAATAGCACCTGTTCCAGCTGCTTTGAAGACCGAGGGAAGCCCTTTTAGGCTTAGGTAGAAGTCTGCGGAACTGGCTTGACCATCCCCATTAGAAGTAGCTTGTGCTCCACAAAGAGCAAAATCCATACGTTTGAGGATACGGAAACGTCCAGAGTTTGCGTCATTGTTCATAGCAGCTGAGCTTGCGGATGTTAGAATATCTGTTATTGCAGGAAGAGACCCAGTTGGTCGTTTGTCGTAGACCACCAAAATAGCGATGTCGTTGAAGGACGCCGCGCTATTGTTTTGAACATAGCCACGTGCTTGAATAGATTTCAACATTACCTTCTTACCAACTCTTTGGCTTACAGAAGCCCCTTGTGGGATCGTTGCCAAAAGAGTAATGGTGCCAGTTGTGTCACAAGGGTAACTAGCTTCTGCGAGATCGACGAATCCTGTTTCTTGAGAAGCGACGCCTCGTCGGTTGAGACCTCTGTTGATGCGCGCTGTTCGTTTGAACTGACGCTTTCGAGCCAACAGACCTAGAGACGTTCCTCGATTGGTTCGAGCCACTTTGAAAAGACGGTCGCCTGGACCCATTTGAGAATAAGCGCGTTTCATTACAAAAACAGAGAAGTTTACAAATTAAAGTTTTAAAAAGAGACGTTTGGTTCTTTGCGAAAAGAATAAAAGAAAAAAAAA